CAACTTAGCACGCCGGTGCCCATCTCCGGCGTAGCTTTAAACCTCGGTGGTCAAAGCGCGGCATGGCTGAGCTAGCCATGTCATCTTCTGCGCTGTGACCGTCCCACCACCGCATGTACAGATAAGATTCCAAGAGATGGCTGCATTCACATGCAGTTGTCTCATCTGTATACGTGGCGCTCCATACCCTCACCTCATCACGCTGCCACATTTCGTGGTAACGATGACGGAGGTGTCGATTGTCGGGCCGATGGCTATATAAACCAAAGGCGTCGACATTCGAAGGTATATACATAATTGGAATAGGCTTCCCATCTCGAGGAAACCACTCCCGATATTGTATATTTAGCGATTTGATAAGGAATCTACGGAGGGATGAAAATCCACGTAGATAACAATCGTTCGCTAAATGGACCTCTGACATAATTTGGTTAGGTGTGAAACCCAACCCACACTTTATACGAAAGTATAGAGGTGTTATGTCGGACCCGTTAAGGTAGAAGCCTCCGCATGACTCTCGGAAGGCTTGACCACCATAGAAGGATTTTGTAGTATTAACTACAAAACCCAAACGAGTCAAGATGGGGATGAGGATATCGCTTAGACGAGTGTCTATGGCGATATCATCGCCGTAAATACCGCAGGGCTCATAGCCGTATCGCCTGGAAGAGGCGGGCTGATGAGCAAATGACCGAACCACTGCGCGAATCCGCGCAGGAGTAAGCCATTCGGAGAATTCGGTATTTACATGTGAGTACCTATGAGCGTGCAAACACGCCGCATATATACTCGCCGTCGCAAAGATAATACTCTGCGTCGGAAAGCATACAGCAGAGCCCATTGGTGCAAACTTCAAGACGGGAATTAATTCGCCGTTAGGAGCGAGCACACAACGGGACCGCGTGACAGACATCGCGATGACCCAGCTGGGCGGAAATATCCGCTTAACGAGATCAAAGGATACACTGTCACTAGCAGAACTCAAGTCAAGCGTATCTATGGCAGTTGAATAACTACCATATAGCGCCAGACTCTGAT